TGGTCTTTAGATTATAACTGGTGCCATCTTCTTCACGGAATTCATGTTCGTATGGTGACTTATAATCTCGGTATTCACAATCGTTAGTCCAACCGGCAGGCATACCATTATAACCAATGGAAATGATTCTGTCATCTTTGACAATAATTGCACCCACCTGTAAACGCTTTGCACTTGATAACTGAGCAAAGCGGTGTGCAACATCCATGTATGCGTTAATATATTTTTGTTTCATAATAAAGTGGTGCGTCCGGAGGGACTTGAACCCCCAGCCAACGGATTATGAGTCCGCTGCTCTAACCAATTGAGCTACAGACGCAAGATTACCAATAACCATCATCAATCCAAATTCTAAAAGTTAAACATAACATTTCAATAATTAAAGTGTCGTTGTCGATAACCCATTCATCAGATTTTGTAATATATGCATCTACACGCCAATGAAAAGGATTACATTTAAATGTTATATTGAAACCAGAATACTTCAAATAATTTAAAATCTTATTTGACATATTCAATATTATCTTTTTTAATATAATGCACTTCTCTCAAAGAGTCATTATTTGGAATAAATTTATTAACAGGAATAAAAGTGATACCATCAATATTTTTTGATGGCCAATGTGACCAAGTGTAATAGGTCTGCTGGTTCGTTTTGGTACGAACAGTTAAAATGGTAGGAGTTTTCACATTTTTCATACTATAATAATACTACAAACGGAGAGGTATGTCAAGTACCTCTCCGTATTATTACCAACTACTCATCACCGTTAATGGTAATCCTTTTAATGGCATCCTGAGTTTGTACCAGATTTTCCAACCAAACTTTTAACATACCATTTACCATTTCGGCATTTTTAATTTCAATCTTATCTGCCAATGTAAATGTACGAATAAAGTTGCGGTTAGCAATTCCTTTATAGAAGTATTCTTCAGAAGAATCATCTTCTTTTGCGGAACCTTTGATAACCAGTTTATTACCTTCCAATGTAACTTCAATATCAGATTTGGCAAAACCTGCTACTGCCAATTCAATAATGTATTTGTTTTTCTCAACTTGTTTGATATTGTAAGGTGGGTAATTTGCAATTGCTTTTTTACCGATCTCGGTTGTCATCTGTGATACATCATCAAAAAATTTATCAAAGCCGATAGAAAAAGGTTGCAGGTGTTTTGAATAGTCAATAAGGCTAGGAAATGTAGTCATAATATATCTCCTTAAGCAAATGATTTGTAAGATTTCAATGCTTTTTCAAAAGCACCGGAGTAATCATATTTTGTGGCAGATTCAACAAACACATCAGAAGCATGAACCATCTGACGAGCAAATTGTGCCTGAGCATCTACAAAAAGTTGTAGTGGCTCACGAATAGTTTCTTCATTTACAAATGTGTTAAGGAATTGAGTTTTGGCGTATTGAACAGAATCAATAGCCGTGTTGAGGTACGCTTTCATAGTTTTCTCCTTTGTTAAGCGAGTTAATCAAAATTGCCGCCCAATAGGCACGGCACCATTTACTATACTAGTATTTATACTAGGTGTCAATAAGATCCTGGTTTTTTACCAATATTATATTTTGGTACTAAATTCCAGTCATCTTTTTCTTTATGTGAAATGATCTTTACCTGTGATAGAAATATAGGTGGTGGATCTTCTACCTTTTTTCTATCTACAATTTCCACCAAACCCCAGTCCTCTAGCAGTTTGGCTATGGCATTCCTACGAGATAAGTCATTCTCTGAAATGTCATTAGGTTTACCATCTAAAGCAAACAGTTCCTTAAAGTGTACGATATAGTACTTGCCTTGTTTGTGTAATATGTGGCAAGACTGGTATAGGGTTTTGTCTTTTTTGGAAGCAACACCGATTCTGGTAAGCGTTTCACGAACCTTCAGAAAATCGTCTTTTTCATCTAATATCACTTCTATTAAATCTGTAATCGAAATCATGATTTTTTCATTCCGCCTGTATCTGTTCTTTTTATTATTTCAGCGATCTGCTCATCATTTAGAATACGCAAGGCTTCTTTGGCCTTCTCATTTGAGTAACCAAAATATGTCTTAATATATCCTAGATTCTTGTCGGCCGATGATTTCTGCCACGGTTCAAATTTCCGTTTCATAGACCTAATGGTATTTAGAAGGTACTGGAACTGTAAATCTGGTGACAGATCCGGATGCTTGTTCATTTCATTGGCATAAAGTACACAATCCATATGGTAAGACAATGAACGGTTAACGACAAAAGCATTGTAATCCTTTAGATCCAATTCGTCCCTAAACGGATTCTTCTTGGTTTGTAGTATGGCAGGTACGATTTCTTTAAATAAATCTGGCATTTTTTTCACTTATTGAAACAATTTTAATACCTTTTTCAAATTTGTAATCATAATGAGTTTCACTATTTAATAAAGGTTTTAAACTGTAAATCAAAGTATTTTCTATATCTGTCAGGTTAATATATTCAGGCAAATCTTGTGGTGAAATTGATATAGTTTTAACTGTAATATCGCTCAGATCACGACCAAATATATCAATATATTTGTATGCAGCAGAATGATTTTCATCAGGCCTTTCTGTTCCACGAACACCAGATATAAATCTACCTATTCTTTTATGAATAGAAGATTCAGAACACCCAACATAAATTGGCTGTTCATTTTTATATAAAATATATATTCCTCTATTTGCCAATTTTCTATTAGTAAAAAAACCTTGAGCAGTTTCTTCTCTAATTATAACTTTTTCAAAATTATCTAAAGAAATTTCTTTTAAAAATAAAGGAAGAAAATCTTCGGGCTCATATTGAATTTCAAAAAATATATTTCTTTTCATTATTTAAACTCACAATCAACCATGATTTCTGTAAGACAAGCGGTTGTGTTGATTTCGTGGTCAGCAACAAACGCAGCCTGATATTGATACTTGGCAAGAATTAAAACCAACTGAGGTACGGATTGTGGTTTCAAAACTTCATACAGACCTTCATAAAGTTTACGATATAGTTTTGTTGGATCGTTATCTAGATTGTTGGTGACCCATTTACGAGCAGATGAAAAATCTTTACCTTTCAATGCTGTAATAAGATTAGACAAATCAACATCAGCAACACTACCAAGAATACCTTTATCGATTACACCAGATACGGAATATCTTTGTAGTTCATTGAGAACTCTCCTATTATCAGGAAAGTGTTTTGTGATGAGTGCTGCAAGAACAGACTTTTCATATTGAACATTTTCTTGTTCTAGAATGTGTTCAATTCTTTTCATCAATGATGTAGCCATTTTCTGTTTGCAACCATTGATCTTGAAATCAACAACAGCACAACGAGAATGAATTGGATCGATGATACGATTCTTGAAATTACAAGTAAAGATGAACGAACAATTGGATGCAAATTCTTCTATTGCACCACGCATTGCAGGTTGTGTTGAGTTTGGATTTAGATAGTCTGCCTCATCAATAATGACAACCTTTCGGCCACCCATAAGTGAAACAGATGAGGCATAGTTTTTGATTTTGGTGCGTAGAACATCGATGCCTGATTCATCTGAACCGTTGATAATGATATAATCACAACCAACCTGTTCACACAAAGCTCGAGCAACTGTAGTTTTACCAACACCTGCACTACCAGATAATAGTAGATTAGGAATTTCTTTTCGATTTACATATTCTTGAAAGGTATTCTTTAATGCATCTGGTAGAATACATTCCTCAATAGTTTTTGGCCGATACTTCTCGACCCAAAGTAGATGTTCCATTCACATTCTCCATAATATATTTACAACTCATTTTACTTCATTCATACCTTCAAATAAAGCCACAAACTCATTGAACTCAGCAGTTTCAGACTGAATGCTTTGATTGTATTGTGCCTTAGCTAACTTCTTAATAATCTTTTTAGGAATTTTTAATGCATCAAATGTTCCATCAACAATATCTTTGATTGCTTCATTCTCTGAATCAATTTTTGTCATAGATGAATTGATTTCTGAGATAGCATCTTTTAATGTTTTCAACTGTTCTTCATTAAAGTTTCCAAATAATGTTTGTACTGTAGTCATAGTTTATCCAAATATACAATTAATAATTAATCGATACCGCTTAACTGTTGGTGAACAAGCCGAATGTAAATGATTCGAATCAAAAATTACAGCACGACCTCTTTGAGGTGTGATTACTTGATTTCTGGTTAAACTACCAACCGGTTCTCCATAAAATTTTTCATTATAGAGTACGGTATCACCATCACCACCGTTTACATAGTATAGAAGTGTTTTTCTTCCACCAAGATAAACTCCGTCTTTGTAAGATTCAGGATTAGAATCATCCACATGAGGTGGTTCTAAAGTTGGAGAACCTTGAGGCATCAATAGGTTTGCTTTGATACGTGTTGTTCCAGTAACCTTGCCAACATATCTCTCATATTCAGCAATCAAAGGTGCAATATAAGGTAAGAAAATACTTTTTGTTACATTGTCCTCTACAAAATAATGTTTAAATTGAATATGTTCTTTAGTTGGTTCATCAATACTCCAAAGATTATCCGTTGGTTGTGAATATGTGGAATACTTAGAGAACTTCCATTGTACATCTTCTCCACACAATAGTTCATAAATGGACTTTTGAAATATTAAAGGAATAAAATCATCGATGATTACTGGTTCCACTTTATTCGCCAATCTTTGTTAATTTACTTTCAAATGCAATCCAATACTGAATGTCATCTCTACTGTTCTTAAAGTTGACCATGCCTTTAAAAGAGATACTAACATCATATGATCCAGGAATCATTTTGAGATTTTCGATATTGAATACAATCTTATATTGTTTTCCTTTGCCTTCACCAACAGCGATAGAATTGGTGTGTGCAGAATCATCTTTTGCATCAAAAGAAACAACTTCAATTGTTGAACCATCAGAAATGATGCCAATGTGTGGTGATGAAAGCGTTGAAGCAGTTTTCATCAGAATATCATAATCATCAGATTTCAATGTAAAACTATCATCAACTGTTGGCATGACAAGTTCTTTTTCTGGAGGGACAACAAGAGTTTCCTTTGCTGCCATCCTGTAACTTGTTTTTCTGTTACCAGATTTGAATAGAATATTTGAATCTGTAAAATCAATTTCACCGTCTTTGAAAAGACCTTGTACAGACAAAAATTGGTTTAGGTCGTATACACAAAAATCTTTAGGGAAACTATCTTTGATGTTTGCCTGTGCAAGGACAGACTTTGATGCAGAGATGGTACTCAATTTTGAACCTTTTTTAACAAGAATATTTCCATTGATAGTAGAAAAATTCTTCAATACATTTAATGTATCAGATGATAACTTCATTTCATTCTCCATAATAAAAAAACAATAATATCACAAATTGAATTATTTGTCAATAGAATACTTTACATCATGTTCATATAAAAAATATAGGCAACACATTGCGTGTGCCAAGTGGTGAATACCAGATTCAGGATCAATCTGTTCACCTTCTTTCCATGCCCACAGATGGCGTTGCATGGCATCAAAGTACCTGCGTTTAGAATCGGGAACAATTTTCCAATTATCGGCTTCATACTTCTCAGCACCAAAAGTTAATACTTTTACCATTTCTTTTAGTGCTAACGGTGGAATCAAACCATATTGTAATTTTCCACCGTCAAACTTTCGGCCACCAGTTGAGGCATTTTGTGATGCCTTAACTATGTCTTTGAATTTCATTACATTTCACCCACATAGTTTGCAACAGCAGGCATATCTCCTTGAAAATGATATGTGCCGATATGTGAGGTTCTCATCCAAGGACACAACCAAATCTGGCCTCCGATGTTTCTCCACCATTGGCAGAACATATAATCTTCTGAGAGATAACGCTCTGATTTTTCATCAATAACGGTATCAAAATATGCATGAATGTAACGAGTGCCATCAAAATTGGCTTGACCAACATGATCTGGTTTGTAACGAAACTCTGGATAAGCTTTTTCCCATTTAGGAAATACTTCACGCTTGACCATCATAAATCCAGTTCCAATCTCCATAACTTCAAGTGGTTCTGTGACCGAAAACTGTGCGGTTCCTTTAACAGGATTAAACACATAATCACCTGTAACTTTTTCTAAGAGACCTGGATCAATGTCAGGATTCTTTTCCATTGCACGTTTAACAGAACGCCATTTAATTGCTTTCTTAGGATATGGTGCGCCGATGACATCACGATCTAATGCCAACATTGCAATAACATCTTGTGGATTAAAGTGAATGTCTGAATCAATAAACAACATATGTGTGCAATCTGAACGATGTAGAAATTCATCAACAAGATAATTTCTTGCACGTGTAATTAATGATTCATTAAACAGGAAAGAAAATTTGATGGGTACACCATAAGACATCAACATACCTTGTAGATCAAGGCATGATTTCATGTACAACCCATAATTTTGTCCACCATACATTGGGGTTGCAACGAATAAACTTTTCTTTTGTAAATCTTCTTTTTTAATTGAAATTTCCATTATAACTCCAATGTGTGATAAAAGGGAGAGTTACCGAAGTAACCCTCCCAACTCAAATCAATATTACTGATTGAAAGAGTAACCGGCACGCAAAGCTGCCTGAACGAGAGCTTTGCTTGGTTTACCCATGCGGTAGAACTTAACCAAACGACCATCTTCTGTACGCTTGGAGTTTGTGTAGATGCAATGGCCTTCTTTGCGAAGTTCATCGATACGGGCGGTAACATTGCTGATACCAAAACGGCGTTGTGCTTGTGCTACGGTGAAAGTGTTGTAACCACTTTTTGCTTTGAGGGCGTTCAACATTTTGTCTTTTGCAGATAACTTCATTATATAAACTCCTTGTTCATAGTTAAATTAAATCCTTGCTTTAAGCAAGTTCTCACAGTATACTATTATGTATATGATTTGTCAAGATTATTTGTGGTATACTTGACTATCGACCAACTTGTGGTAGATATTTTGCCTTGGTTTCTTCCCAAGACAGGTATATCAAATCGTCATAGAAAAGAGAATCATATGAAACGGTATTCTTTTTCTTTAACATTGATATACGACCCTTAGCATACTTGGTTTTCCAAATATTGGCAAGAGTTTCTTCACTGGTATCAAACGACTTTACCAGTTTATCTTCCTTAATTTCTTTCCTTAGAAATTCAGAAGTATTATTATAGAGGTAAGAAAAATATATACCTCTTTGGTGTTCCGTTCTTATTAGATTTTTTGGAATACCTAATTTTGAATAAGCGAAATTCAATGACCTATTTTTGTGATCTCGCTTAAGTGGAAGACCTTGTGTGTTTTTGGCTTCCCACCACTCAAAATATTTTCTTGTATGGTTTTCTTTAATCCAATTGAAAACCATTCTGCTTGTTTCTCTTGTAGGTTCAAATGCAACAGAACCAGAAGAAAAACCCATTTTTTTCCAATGTTCTAACCCATCATATTGTGAAAGTCCATTAGATTTTGTATTTCCGTATAAAGATGTTGTGGTGACACCAACTAGAACATCACCATATCTTTCTTGCCAATCTTTCTGTACGGTATCAGAGAGACACAACAAAGCAAGTAACTTGCCGCCCATGTAGTTAAATCCCAAAGGTTGTAAAGGTACGATAGTAGAACCAATTGCGGTATGGTTAATCATGCCTTGTTGTGTCTTAACCTCTCTTGACCATCCAATTTCTTTATCTCTTGGTGTTAAATCTAAAAAATCTGATGAGATACAAATTACACCAAGATATTTTTTAGTTACATCATCAACAATAGTATAGAATAAGTTTCTTCCTATATTTGAATTGTTTTTCATTGTAGAAGAAAATGTTCGAATGGCATTCCATGTTTCTGCCAAATCGCCATTTGAAATTTGCATTACAGGTTTTAACTTTTCATAATCATCAGGTTCTTTTGGCATCCAGAAGTTAGATTTAACTTGTTTGATAAGTTTCTCTTGTTCTTTACTAACCATTTGAACTTCATCACCAAATAATGTTGATATCTGTTCTACTGGATATCTCTCTTTGACTTCACACCATTTTTGATACAATGTATATTCACGAACATCCATTTGTGATGCGTAAGACAGGTTTTCAATGAGCCTATCTTTGACTTCATTTGTGTCGATGTGTTCAATTTTAGGATTGCTTTCTTGCCAATCCTGCCATTGTTTATCTACGAATTCTATGGGTGTTGCCATTATGCTAGTTTCATTTTCTTCAATAGTTTATTTCTTTTCTTAATACCCATTGCCAAAGCAAGAGGTTTAACTCTCTCAGTATACACGACACCATTCATATGATCAAGCTCATGCAGAAAACAACGAGCAGATATGCCAGAAAATTGTGCTGTTTTTTCGGCACCAGTAAAGTCTTGATACTTCACTTTGATTTCAGCAGGTCTAGTAATTCTTAATCCTAAGAAAGGAAAAGACAAACAACCTTCTACTATGTGTGCCATCTCATGTGAAACGTGTGTAACTTCTGGATTAAAAAATGCCACATATTCATCATCAGCACCCATAACAAAGACACGGTATGGCATTCCACATTGATTGGCAGACAATCCAACGCCACGATATTCTTTGCAGGTATCAGTCAATCTAGATGCTAGTGCATTTGGATCGATTGGTGGATTATCAAAATCAAATTTTGGCATTGCTTGAGCCAAAATAGGATCAGTTTCTTTAACCAATTTCAATAATTGTTTTGGTTGTGGTGGTGCAATTACTGCTTCTTGGTTTGTATCAATTGTAATAATTTCAGACATTATAATCTCCTATTTAAATTTTGGTCCACAGACCCATCCAACAAGTGAATATCTTTCTCCTTGTTTTATTGGTGTAACCTCATGTAATGTCCAAGAAGGAAAAATTGTCATGACACCGATACCTTTTGGTGCATTATCTGGATCTTTTGAATTGTACAATAAAAGATCTCCTCCTTTATACATTTTCTCATCACTTAATTGTATTGTAAATGATAACTTTCTGTGAGTATTTCCTTCATATGTAGAATCTATATGTTTGCCATAAAAACTTCCTTTTTTATTATAAGCAGTAAATTGAAGTTCTTCAATAAAAGTCAAATCATAGTTAAAGAATTTTTCATTTATATTTTTTACAACATCTGTACATCTTCGATATATCCATTCAAATTCAGAAAAGTATTCTCTCTCACATCTAAACCAACAGATATCAGTAATTCTCCTTTTTTCATCTTCTTCACCATCATTAATGAGTGCTTTATTTAAATTAGATTTTTTACCTAATTTGATTATTTCTATACACTCTTGTTCGGTGAATACTTGTACCCAAGCCCACCTCTCATCAAATTTATCTTTTCCTAAAAACCAAGGCATAATATTCTCCTATTTTGCAATCTGACTAAAATTGTTTTTCTTTTCAAATCTAATAATTGATCTGAATTTATCAAACAATTGGTCACCTTTATGTGATATGACAAATATGTTTGTATCTGAACCCATTTCATGTATCAGTTTTAAAAATTCTTCTGTGCCAGTACCATCTAATGATGAATCAAATACTTCATCAAGTATTAATAGATTGGTATTAGTACTGTTCTTTAATTTTGCAATCTGTCTCCATGTAAACAATAGAGCCAAATCAATTCGCATCTTTTCACCTTCTGAAAAGTTTGCATAACTAAATTCATCTCGGTGTCTTGATTTGATTGTTTCTTCAAAGTTCTCATTGATATTAAAGTTAACAAAGAAGTCCATGGCTGTCAAGTACTTATTAATCAACTTATTCATGATTGGTAAGTACTGTCGAATAATCTTGGTTTTAATACCAGTATCTTTCAACAACGATCCAGCAAACTCATAATATTGTTTTTCAACGGATAATTCTTCTTGCTTCTTTACCAACAGTCCAAGTTCTTCTTTAAGTTCTCGTAGTTTATCATTTGAACTTTCAATACTATCTTTATGTGTAGACAAAGCTTCTACTTCTTTTTGTAATTTGTCCACAAACTTATGTACTGCCGATATGGTTGAATTGTGTTTTACAATTTCATTATTGTGTGATGAAATGTGTTTGATGATTGAATGTATTTCTTCTATTCGTTGGTTTGCTTTAGCAATCTCCGTTGAGATTTCCGCAAGGCCTTCCCGTTGTGTAGTGACTTTTGATTTTCTTTCGGTAACTTGTTCTGACTTGAATTCTCCGTCAATGATTTGTTTGCAGGTTGGGCAGTTGTCGTGTTCTTCATAGAAAGCAATATCCTTTTCATTTTTCTTAATGTTGGTTTCAATCTTGGATTCTAACTGTAACAGCTTTTTACTTTTCTTTTCTACGGAAACTTTATCTTGAATTTTTTTCTGGAGAACATCAATGTGTTTCTGGATTAATTCAATATCTCTTTGTAACCTAAAGTTTTGGTCTATACTAGATGCAATCTCTGCTTTCTTTTTGGCAATCTCCTCGTCATTACGATTTCTATGTTCTTCAATACTTTGTTTTTGGAAATTAATTCTTTCGGATGTCAAGTCCATTTCATACTTATTTTTTGTGGAAATGTCTTTGATACTAGACATCTTTTCTTTGACAATGCCATTCATCGATGAGAAGATACCAATGTCTAATAAATCTTCAATGATTGCTCGCCTGTCTGCTGGCGATAACTGCATGAACGGAACAAATGAGGCCGAACCAAGAATCACCACTTGTGTAAATGATTTGTAGTTAATCTTTAGAATGAACTTCTCTAAGAACTCTTGATAGTCTTTTGCCTTAGCATCTTGGTCAAGTAACTTATCTCCAAGGTAAACTTCAAACACATTTGGCTTAATACCACGAATTACTTTATAATTCTTTTTACCAATGGCAAATTCAACCTCAACAACACAAGCTTGCTGATTGATGGAGTTTAGTAATTGTGGTTTGTTTATCTTACGAAATGGTTTACCAAAAAGACCAAAACACAATGCATCCAAAATAGTGGACTTACCCGCACCATTGTGACCAATAATGAGTGTGTTTGGTGATTTTTGAAAGTTGATTTCTGTAAATGCTTGGCCGGTAGATAAAAAATTACACCATCTGACCTTTTGGAAGGTAATCATATTATATTCATCGTTTCAGTAAATTTTGTTTCCATGGTAAAATTTGAAGGTTCTCTAATTTAGAAACTTCTTCTGGAGAAACACCTTTATCAAAAGATTCTCTCACACTTATTTTGTGGTCTAATTGATAACCATCGGCAACACCACATTTGGTTCTTTTGTAACCTTTTGGATTCAAAAGTAATTCATTCTCTTTATATGTTTGTTCCGACAATTTTGTTACTCTATTCCTATATCTTTTATATTCCGGAGTATCATCTTTCATTAAAGTTTTTCTATATTGTTCCGTTTGCATATAAGATTTATCGCAATGTTTCAATTTCAAAAGGTATTCTTCACTTCGATTTAAACATATTCTGGAACAATATTTTTGTTTAGCTGAAGGTACGGTTTCAAATTCTTTTTTGCAAAACAAACAATTTGTTTTATATTTTGTTATTATATTATTATGTTGTCCAGGTTTCAAGCCTCTAGGAACAGTTATGCCGTATTTTCTTCTGTGTCTACAAATGGTTGGTACAGAACAATTTAATATTTTGGCCAATTCTTTATTGGTTTTTGTGGAATCGGACAACAGTTTAATTTTTTCGTTTTCAGTCATAGTATCTCCTATAACCTTATTTATATAAATCTACTTTTCCACCATACTTTTTGAAATCTTATCATAGTCTTTCATATTGGGTATGGTACAACGAGCACCACACCAATGGCACCACAATTGAATTTTTCCAGGTTCCAAATGTGGATTGGGTTTCATATGATGCCAATTAAATTTGTGAGATATTTTCATCACAAAACGGTAAATATATCCTTTAATCATGCCTGTTCTTGGTTTAATGCCTCAACATATAATTCTTTCATCATAGTTTTCAGCTTTTCATTATCAATGTGATCTTCTTTTAGTGCATCAACATACTTGTTAATAATAGTAACAGTATCTTCTGCTTGATCAATCATATCATCTTCTACACCTTCTGTCAAGTCAGTAAAATCTTCCGCAATGGTAATATCAATTGGATTGACATTGTACAGATTATTCATAAACTTATCAAAGAGGTATGGGTTAGTTTTGTTAACCACCACAACCTTTACATAGGTATTGGTATACTTCTTTAAGTCCAAACCGTTAATTTCAGTAATTGATTTCTCTTTATCATCGTAGAGAATACGATAAAACATTATGTTAGGATTGACAATAAACTCAAGATCCCTACTATCCAAATCAAAAATGTGAAAGCCCCTAGCGTCATTATAATCTTGCCAAGTGAGTTCGTATGGGTTTCCAAGGTAGTGTATGTTTCCTTGAGAAGAGCGATGATGATAATGGCCACTAAAGACCATATCAAACTTAGAGAATAAATCACGGTCTAATCCTTCATTTGATGGCATACCACGATGCATGGCAAATCCGGCAATTTCAAAATGGCCCATGCAAATGTCTGCCTGTGTTTGTTTTAACTGATCCATAGATTCCAGATGATTATCAGGACAAATCCATGGCATCATACAAATTGCGGTACCACCAACATAAATTGTGTGTGGTGCATCGATAACTGTAATGTTGTTATATTCACGCAACAACAAGTCAACAGAATTTACTTCATTGGTATTCTTGAAATATGTATCGTGGTTACCGGCAAGCATATGAACTTTAATATTTCTTTTTGCCAGTTCATCAAAGAACATATCTTTTGTCCTTTTGAGTGAATAAAAGTTTACATATTTCCTACGATCAAACGTATCACCGAGTATAAGGACAGTATCGATGCCATTACTGTCAAGATGTGGAAAAAATACTCCTGAATAAAACTTTTCATAATAATCAAGAAAGTGCTGTGAATCGTTCCTTGCTCCAAAGTGTTGATCGGTTATTATCGCTATTTTCATATTTAATCTCTATAACAAAGTCTTTTGACATTTCTTCTGCAAATTTAGCTGCATCGGTTATATCTTTAAAGTATTTAAAAAACCTAAAACATTCATCTTTTCCACACCAACTAACTTTATACATGATATCACTCTCCTAAGAACTTTTCAATACCTTTTATCTTCTTTGCCGTTTTCTTAGCCTTTTTACCTTCTTCATAATTCTCAATGAATTCGGCAATATTCTCATATAATTCAAACTGTCTAGTTGTACCATCTTCCAATTCCATCATTTCATATTCATCTAGAATACCAAACATCTCTGTGGACTTATACTTGACATATAACTGTTTCTTTTCCTTTTGTATCCTACGGAGAAAAGCAAAGTAAATTATCTGTGTAAAGTATGCAAATGGATTTTTAGATTTGGTGGGATCAAAATTGTCAAAGTACATCAAACAGTTTTCAATGCCATCTGAAATCATTTCATCACGATAGGTATAGTTTATGAAGTTAGGTTTGTGAGACAGACCTTCTGCAATCTTCATAAAACATTCTCCTATGTAATTTGGTATAGGAGGTTCTTCTGTCTTATTCTTCTTTGCAAGTTTTTTGGCCTTCTTGTAGTCCACTAAGGCCTGTAGGAAGTCTGCGTTATTGATATAGTGTTTTTCTTTTTTCATAATTACCACATAATGTTATTGACAAAGTGTTGACAAAGGTGTAAAGTCTCGGTGTGCTCGGATGAAATATATTAATGGATTATATCTTTATCACCAGGCATATCTCTAAGATGATTCATAATTTCTTCGATATCTTCTTCAAAGGTATCAGGATCTTCTATCTGATCTTTAATAATTTTTTTTGCTTTTAATAGGTCAGATATTTTTTTCACAGTATTATTATAATATTCAATGAAGTCTTCCGATGGTTCAATCATGCACAATATATCTTTATCGGTAAGAGTAACTTCGTTTGTTTTAACTAGTTGTACAGGCAACCAATGTGTCATTCCTAATATTGGCATCCCATTACGAGATGTTATTTCAACTACCATAGGATGCGATACATTATAAACACCACTAGTATTACTGGATATTGTTCCGATAATATCTTCGCCATTCTGTAACCTGACCATTTTGATATTATCCATTTTTTAATCCTATTTTATAAATCTTGAAAGGAAACTGCTCTTCATTATATATCTTTGTCCTTTCAATGAAATGTTTTAGTGTAAAGTTCATATGTTTTTTGTATCTTAAATCATCTGCAATGTCATAGAGTGTTGCAACTTCTTTACCTTCATTCTGTCTTAATCCACGACCAATACTTTGTAGAGTACGAATCGTAGACTTTGTTGGCATTGCAAAAATAATATTGTGGAGATTTTTAATATTGATACCTGTTGAAAAAGTACCAAAAGATGCCACGATGATGGCATCATTTTCTATCTCCATAATTTTTCTTATTTCTTCTCTATCTTCGGCTTCTACTCCGCCATGTACAAAGAATACTTTTCTTTCGCCTATATTTTTTGTATCTTTAATTAAATTGTATAATATCTTGCCATGTTTGTCAACCATCTGATATAGTACGAGAGTATTTTTCTGTAAAGATACCGCAAGATTTTTTATGAACTTGTTTCTCTGTTCATTTTCTATTAGATACTTGATCTCATCTTGATATGTTTTGTCTTTCAGTTTAAGACAATCTTCATCTGTATGTTTTATGACCAAACATTTAATATCAAAGTTTGATAGTTTGCCTTTGTCGATAAGTTCTTTAGTTGATATTACTTTTTCTACTTCACCAAAAAGACCTTCTAATACTAACTTGTGTGTTTTTGTACCATCTAAAGTACCAGTAAGACCTATTCTATATTTGGCTTTTGTGCAAGAAGTAAGTATCGTTGTTAGAGATTGTGCTTTGAATAGGTGTGCTTCATCACCTATGATATAATCAAACTGTTCGAAATATTCTTTTGGTAATTTATATAACGATTGCCATGTAGAAATAATTACAGGAAGTGTTGATTCTTTTTCTTTACCTTGATATATTCTATGTACATTATTCTGTGAATCAAAACCGTAATCAGAAAAATCAGAATACAATTGTTCCACAAGAGAAGTGGTTGGTACAATTATGAGGCCTTTAAGTTTTTGATAATCTAATAATTGTCTTACGATTAGATAAATTATGAGAGATTTACCAGAAGCGGTAGGAGATAATATCAAAGCTCTGCGTTGTTGCATCACATGAATGAATGCTTTGATCTGATGTTCGTTTGCCGTTATAGGCCGATCTGCTGATTCTAAATTAAGTGATTCTGCAAACTTCTGTGCATGATATACTGAAAATTCATCTTGAACATCCAGATTATCTTGTATTTCAAAAGTGTAATTTCTTTCTTTACAGAACAGTTGAAGATAAGAAAGTAATCCGATATAGAGGCAATTATTTCTTAAATCAAAAAGTCTTATCTTTCCATCCCATATTCGATTACGATATGCAGGAACAAATTGGTATCCTGGTACGAAAAATGTAAAGTATTCTGATAACTCTTTTGCAAAATGTTTCTCACAAGTTACCTTTAAATATACCTCATTGACTTTGTTAATTAATAAATCACTCATTCTTTTTTATCAAATTGATAGAACCATGAATCTGGAGTACCAACACTCCATTTAGAAACATTTTCTACCGAATATATTTCTGTGGGTATTTTAAAATCAGGATTTTTTGTAACTGGAGGAACAAGTGATACATCATACCACAAACATCTATTGTTTGGTTGACAGGCAAATTGACCATTGTCTAGTTGTATAAAGTTATAAGATTTATGTTCTTGAACACCTTCTGAAAAACTGGTGTCAATTCTATTTAAATCTGGTGCTGCAAAATCTATTGTAAAAAGGTATTTACCAAAATAAAATTGTTTGTCTTTACCAAAATATTTTACTTTAAGTCCACGCAAATTAGATTTTTCTATGACCGCCATATCATATGAGAGGCAATCCCATATTTGCAAATGATCTAAAGGTAAATGTTGATCTACAGATTTCCAAACATAAGCTGAAATTGGCAGTTTATCAAACAAAGCACCATAGTCAGTTAACATACATTCAATACGAAACGCTTGACCTTTAATTGCTTTTGCGGTCATCCATACACAAGGTTCTAATTCTCCATGACCTTTTTCATGGTTATAAAGAAACTCTTTGCGTACAAAACATTTTATTGGTGGTATATTAACAACTAAAAAAGACATTTATTGTCCTCCTATGAATTTTTCCCACGATATAAAGTCACGCAATTGCCATGTTCTCTGTTTCAATTCATTCAGAATAGATTCCAAAACAGAAATAGTTTCTTCATGGTATACTTTCTTTTCTAGAAGTTTAATCAAATCTCCGTCTGCCTCAAGATATGTGGTGATGTCAGATTTCAAAGTAAATTGAAATGGTTCCCACCCGTAACTTTGCAGTTCTTCTTGAGACATTTTACCTGTGTAGTATTCCCACTTTATTTTCCGCATACGCAAGTAATCAAACTGTGCCTTTTTTGAGGCAATCTTATGTTTGGTAAGTATTGCAAGATATTTGTTGTGGAGTTTAGGTATCTTCAACAGTTCTTTTCCAGGTTCAGTCTGGTCAATATCTGTGTCTGTTTCCCAATTCTTCAATACGTGTTCTAAAGTTTCCATAATTTATAATAAAAAAGTAACATTAAACCTATAATCTAACATAAAAGATGTTAGAAGTCAAGCTTTATGTTAGAGATTCAAATTCAAAGTAATCGTAAGTAAAGGTTGCCGTTGCGGTCATAATATCATCCGCAGACATTTTGGTATCAAACTGTAAGTCTGATAAAGAGATAGGAAATGCATTAACGAATCTAACTCTCAATTTTGGATTGTTCAAATTATTTAAAACGGTTAAAGTGGCATCAGAATAATTCTTTAATGCCGTTCTTTCGGTTCTGGTATATCGGTTCTGTAGAGAAGTAAGTCTTTTTCTTTCATCAAAACTAGTAGGAGAAGCTATAGAAAGAAACCAGTCATGGAGATGTCTCCAAGTGTCTAGGTTCTCATCAATATTAAAGTCTATATTCAGTTGATTGTATGTTATTTTGTTACCAGGTGCATATATGTCGGCAGTTGGAAGATTGATTGGGGCCTGTCCTAAACTGATTCCGGGTAGGTTTATTGCCTGACAAAAGTATTGAACCGAATTGGTCCTTTCAAATGTCAATAGAAATTTGGTAGGTTGTAGATAATTGGTATTCTGCGGGACTCTTGTGGTAGCATCCATAATTACAGAGTTTTCTTAATATGTAAACCAATATCTATGACAGTTTCTTTTTCTATCATGTTTATGATTTTGTTTGTTAGAGTTATTTCTTGTTGAATGAATACCATCTTTAACTGGAGTTCTTTTAACTGTTGGTTATAGAATTCCAATTCTTTAATTTTTCTGGAACGAATGTCCAGTAGGTCAGACATTAATAGTATTTCGCTCATATTACTATTTATGAGCCAAAAAAAAAGGACCTCCGAAGAGGTCCTTTTAACTATCACTCTACGGTGACTTAATATTACATCAGGTTCTTAACTGCAAAAATACGATAGTAGACGTTGCTACGTGGCGTAATCTGAGAAGTTCCAGCACCTGTTGCCAAAGGACCCTTAGCGAATGGGTTTGGTACCATTCCGTAACGAGTCTTGAAACCAATCTTTGGTTGGAAGGTAAACTGGTCAACAGCACGAACCATTTGCAGAGGAACGTATGGGCAGTAGAACAGACCTGCGTCATATGGAGAAGCACCTTTGTAACCGATTGTAACCAGTTCTTGGTTGCTTGTGTAACCACCGAAATATGGATCAATGTAAACCTTGATACGGCCATGCAACATACCAGCAAATGTGTTGCCTGTGTCGTCAACTTGCAGGTCAGCAGACAGAGCAGGTGTGTACTGAAGAACACCAGCCATTGCCATTGCAGAAGCAACATCTGAAGAAACGATCAGAACGTTACCTTTACCTCTACGAGTCTGTTTTGCAATAACGTTTGCATCACGCTCGATTTGGAAAATCAGACCTTTGAAACGCTCAACTGACCAACGACCGTTAGAATCTGTGTCAAGGTCAAAATTACCAGCAGTAGTAACACCATACTGAGCACCTGCAACAGCAGACAGATAGATTGTACGGATAACTTCACGGTTGATCTCTGCAAGGATTTCTGTAGACAGGATGTTAGACAATTCTGTTTCAGCATCCAGACCATGAATTGCCTTCAGGTCTTGAGCGAGTTCAAGTGAGTACTCGGCTTTCAGAGCACGTGACTGAGCAGTTACGGAAACTTTCTCAATGCTAAATGCCATCTCTTTGAAAGCTGCGCCAGCGTCAGAACCAAGAGCTTCAGCAGTTGCTGTTGGCATACCAATACCAGTTGTAAATGCGTTAGCAGTCAAATCTGCGATTGGATTTGTTAGGATGTCATTATCTGGTGTTGTTGTACCACGGAAACCGTATGGGTTAGCAGCAGATGAAGCACCAGAAAATACTGTGTTTGCCTCATTGTAGAATGCCTCACCACCACCTTGTGTAGCGTAACGAGCACGCATTGCGAAAATCAGACCTGTTGGACCTGTCATTGGCTGAACGCCAGCAACATCATACGCAATCAGGTTTGGCAGCGCACGGCGAACCAAGCTAATCAAGATTGGATCAAAGTTCTGAATGCCAGAACCAGTAACGTTTGTTGGAGCAGATGCAGTTGCCTCCATCAAAGACATTCTGTCTTGATTCATTGCTTGTTGTTGATTCTCCAATACGAGAGCTGTAACAGCTTTCTTATATGGATCTTTAATAGAATCCAACTCTGGATGCTCCAGAACTGGCTTCCATTTGGATTGAAGTTCTTCTGTTAAGTACATTTTATTTCCTTTTGTTTAAAAAAACGGTTAATTATTTAACCAAAGTTTGTGAAATTACTTTAGTATAAGCTTCCATCAAAGGATCGACAGAAGTTGTTGGCTTCTTATCTTCTTCAATAGGAGTTTCGTCATTTAAATCTGATGAATCTGCAACCTTAACTTCTGCCTTGAAATATGACTCTTTCAAAGTATTCATTTTGGTAACAAATTCTTCTTCGGTAGTGTACTCAACACCCTCTGCGAGTGATTTTAGTTTTTCTACCTGGGTTTGAGTCAGGCCTTCACACGCTGTGTAGATAGCCTCAACTTTTTTCTTCTCATTCAATTCTTTTTGAAGTTCGATACCACGATTGATTTGCTCATTGAGTGACTCTTCCAACTCACCAACTTTACCGGTGAGTTCACCAACGATATCAACTTTATCTTCTGGAATGTCGATGTAATGATCTTCAAACAACTGCTTCAGACCACCAATGAAGTCTTCGGTAATTTCAGCACGGAGACCTTGCTCGATTGCAACTTCATTGTCTTTCATCCATTCTTCGACCATATAGTTTAGATAGTCATCAATCTTAGATGCCAAATCTTCTTTAACTTGTTCGATTGCTGCTTCGAATTGTTCTGCCAGTTGTGCTTCTGCTTCAGCAATAACTTCTTCTGCACGAGCAATAACTGCTGCTTCGAAAATTGTGGAAGCTTTCTGAACAAATTCTTCTGAAAGATTTTCACCAGAAAGAAGTGCATCAATATCTTCTTTCATTTTTTCTTTGTTCATCATTTTCTTGATGAGAGCTTTATCTTGTGCCTCATCTTCATGCTTTTCTTCTTTTTCTTCAGCAACTACTTCTTCTTCGGTTTCTGTTTCTTCACCGTAAGATTGGAATGTAGCGCCTGGATTCTTTTCAAATTTCTGTTTAGCGGCTTTACCTTCTGGCTGCTCTACAGAACCAGTTTGACCTGGTTGACCAGTAATTTTCTTTGCTGGCTCGGAACCAACTGGTGGTGTTGCACCTGGTGGTGTTGCTTGTGGTGTACCTTTGGTTGCATCTGGACCTGCATCGGTTGTTTTGGTAACTTCTGTACCAATATCACCAACTTCTTTAGTACCGTAAGCAACATCGCCGGACAATTTTTCTGATTTATCTTGGCCACCCTTTTTGGATGCAACAGAGGCATTCAGAATTTCTTTAGCGGCTTCAGACAGATTAAATTTTGCCATTTTGAAAATCTCCTTGATTTATATTGGATATTTATAATTAAAGTTTTTTAATGAAGTTTTCAAATATGCGTAGACTTACTTTTTCGATATCCTGTCTTGAAGCCTGTTTGACTTCTTTTATTGCTCTCGAATGATCTACTTCGGTCCAAACGCCATCTACTAACATCCATTCTTTACCTTCCATGATACCTTGTACAAATGCACCTGGTGCGGAAGGATCTGCTACAATATCTGCCGCTGTGGCTAGATAAAAATCGGATTGAACAACATTAATACCTTCTTTGTTCATTTTTAAAGAACCCATACCTCTTGACGATACACCTAATTGTGCGCCACCTTCAATAAGACTTCTGGCGATATTACCCATAGGTGTGTCTAAGATTTTTGCTTTACCGACCCATTGTGTACCATCTTCTCTCAATGATACAATCATGTGAGATACACGATCAAGATTAATTGTTGGTGTTTCTGGATGTCCTAATTCACCAAACGCACGCTTCTTGTCGATGTATTCCTCTGTATATCGAGCGACCTCTTTTCTCATGGTATTGTATTCGTACAGTCTACCATTTCGATTTTTCTTTTCTGCAACTAGAAAAGGTCCTTCGATATGCAAAGCCTTTTTGCCATCTGATTCTTCAACCAGATAACTAACTGTTTCGGTAATTTCTTTGATGAGTTTCATCTTTATAATCCCATTGATGACCGTCTACGCATAGTAAGACTTCTTTTTCTTATAGATTGTCTAAGCTTAGCACGGCGTTTAAATTTACTTCTTCTTGCTGCCAACTTTCGGTTTCTACGCTCAGCAGGTGTCATTCTTACCAACTTGCCACCTCTCGTTGTATAACCTTTTATGGCTGACAACTTTTTACGTCTTTGTACAACTATACGACCTTTTGAATTTCTTCTAAAACGAACTTTTATTACTTTTGTTCGTCCCATTTTCATAACATTTGCTTCATCTAAACCATCAAACATAGACAAAGCAATTTCAGCTTTTTTATGAGTTAACTTATCATCTGCCAACTCATCTATTTTTTTCTGCAATATTTCTTTTGCTTCTAAAACATTGCCTTCCAAAATTTTAGAAATAAAATCTTTCATTATGGTTTTAACGAATATGCACCATAGTTAAATGCAGCAGGATCATTAAATTGACCACGTTGATAATGTGCATTATCTTTACGTAGTTCTAAAATAATTGTATATGTTGCATTAGATACTTGACCTTTTGTAACAATAGCAATATCGCCATTATTATTTGCTGTTACTGTAGGATTTTTAATTGTGATCCAGTTACCGGCACCATCATACTCACCATTGCCTTGCAAGAATAATAGAGGAACACCATTTTCTGGACTTGCACTTGATATATCTCTCCAATACAATTCAACACTACCGCTGCCCGTATCTGTATCATACCAAACACGATTGACAGTCAGACCATAATACGATAGTGTCGTATTTGCAGCACCACCATGAACATTAGCTACAGGAAAACTATTTGTTGCTAATGCGCCATAGAGCGTATTTGCTTGAATTCGTGCTACATTACTTTCTTGACCAGAACCATCAAACGCTCCAGTTAATTTAATAACCGCAGTTTGTGTATCATCTTTTAAAACTTGATAAGAAAATCTGTTTGCCATTTTTTATTCCTCTGTTTCCTCTGCTTGTATTGGCGCTTGGCCAGACCAAGCTAAATTGCCATATGGTATTGTTACATATTTATTTAATTTGTCTATACGGTACAGAGCTACTCTACGACCATCAGCAAACTGCCTAACAGAAACTCTTTTCATCAATAATACAGATGGAGGTTCCATAGTTGAATATACTGCTTCAGTTCTAAGTTCTTTAAGTGTTTTCAACTGGTGTATCCTGTGCAGTTGCTAAATCTGGTTCAATGTTTGTTTCTGTTGGTTCTTCTACTTCTTCTTCATTATTATTAAAATAATTTTGTGCTACCGCTTGTTTTGCCGCATCTAAATGTGCAGTAACTCTATCGTGAATAGAAGAATATAATGCCTGTCTAAATTGAACGGCATCATCATTTTGTGCATAATCAACAATTTGTTTAGTAATGTCTGTCATAATAGTTCCTCAATCAAAATATTTATAATATGCGTTTTAACTTATGAAAAGTTTTTTCTTCATTGGTAGAAGATTGTTTTGCTTGTGCTGCGGCTAAATCTTGCTGTGCTTGAATATCATCTGGATGTGTTGGTTGACTTGGTACTTGTGCCATAAGTTGTGCTTGTGCCACATCATTGGTAACACCAACTGGCAGACCAAGACCTGCTTCTTTTTCTTCATCCATTTCTTCTTGCATTGTCTTGATTTCATCGTCAGTAAATCGCAGAACATTTCTTTGTATCCATGTCTGTGAGAAATAACGACCAGTATATACATCAAGTAATTGTAGATAACCAAGACGCTCTTTCATCAACTCAGCTTCTTTAAGTTCTTTAAAGTTATTGTCTTTAATGAAATCATATGTAATGTTTTCTCTAAATTCTTCCCATTCTTCTTTGGTACAAATACCTTTAAGAATACATTGTACTTTTAATGCTTGATCAAAAAGATCTGAAAAACGGTTGCGTAAACGATCTACGAATTTAGAAAACTTTAATTCATCACGGGTAATTTCATTTGAACGACCGAGAGAGAAACCTGATGTTTCTGGATTTAAACGAGAAACAGGAACAGAAAGTGCTTTGTATAATTTCTTTTCAAAATATTTAACATCTTCCAGTTCACCTAAGTTTTGTCCACCAGGTAATGTATCGATCTCTGTACCTTTTCCACCTTCACGGCGTGGTAACCAAAAATCTTCCATCATCGATAAAAATTTACGGTCATCACGAACTTCACCTGTGTTTGCATCATAAACAAGTTTGTTCTTGTACTTGACCATAATATCACGAAGGTATTGTTCTGCCTTTAACTTAGGAAGATTACCTACATCGATGTAGAATATACGGCGTTCTGGTGCTCTAGAAATACGGTAGATAACAGTTGCATCTTCAATCATACGCAACTGATTTAATGGTTTGATTGCTTTGTGTAGATAAGAAAGAACGATTGCTCTACGTGAATCCATTAAACCAGATAGTACATTTACAATAGAGTCTGTTGTGATTCTAACACCAACAGGACCAAAATTGGATGATGTTCCTGTTGTTACTTTGTCATTGTAGATGTAGTATTCATTTACCACTTTTTGTATTTCTACATTGGTATTTGGATCTTTTACTTTTTTAATCTCACGAACTTTTCTAAGTTTGCGTGGATCAACATAACGTAGTTCTTTAATACCTTGCATTGGATTTTCACGGTCAATAATCATATGATAGAATAAACGACCGTCAACATAAAATCTACGGAATATATCTTGTGACATATTCTTATAGTTTAACAATCTCAATATAGTTTTAAATTCTTCTTTGATAGAATTTTTAATTTTATCTGGTTGTTTTAAGCCATCTAAAACTATATCAATTGTTTTTCCATTATCATCTTGGCAAATTGCTTCACCAACAATATCATCAATGGCAGATTCAATTTCTGGTTGCATTGCCATTTCACGATATCGTGTAATAAGTTCTACATCATTTTTTGCTGTGCCATCTAGATCAACATATGTTCCATAATAAGCGGCAGAAGTAATAGTAAGTGCGCCGTCATCGTTTGATGGAGGCGTGA